AGCCGCCAGTCGACGAACGCCTTGAATCGCCACCACTGGGGCATCGGCATGGCGCCTAGCTGGTCGAGGCTGAGTCCGGGGAAGACGTGGAGGAAGGCGGGGTCGTAGAAGTCTCGGAGCTTTCCGGCGGTGTCGACCCGCTTGAGGCGGACGGGTCGGGGGGCGCTTTTCCCGCTTCGTCGTCACGCACCCGAACCCGCAGGATCGCGACCTTGCCGACGTCCTCCCAGGTGGCGGCGACGCCGGCCTGACGCAGCGCCATCCACAGCGCCGCCTGCATCCGCCACTTCGGGGCCTTGCGCTTGCCGTCGGCGCCTTCGCGGCCGAACAGTGGCTCCGGCCAGTCCTCCATGTCGAAGACGAACCGGTCAGACAGTTCGGTGACGTCGTCAAGGGTCGCGCCGAGCAGATCCAGCACCAGCCACTCCGGCCCGCCCAAACGTGCGCGGTCCTCGTCTCCGAGGCGGTATTTAGCCATCAGCCGTGCGCGATCCTCTCCACATGGGACTCCACGACCCGCTCCATCTCGTCGAGAATCGGGTCGCGCATCCGCTGGAACTGGTCGGTGACGACACCCGACTTGACCCGCTGCCGGTACCAGTGCTTCCGGTTGCCCCACAGCGGGTGCGCCAGCGTGCCCCGGTCCAGGGACGCGACGTCGCGGTGCTCGACCTTGCCGAGCGCGTACACCTTCACCGAGACGCCGGCGTTACGGACCCGGCGGACGCTGGTCGTGGCACGGATCGACCCGGCCAGCACTGGCGCGTAGCCGGACGGCATGTACACGGGCACAGCCCGCTTAATCTCACCGCCCAGCGGGCGGACCGCTCGGCGGATGCCGGCGGTCAGGTCACGGTCAAGCTGCCGGTCGGCCCGACGCATCCGGTCGGCAACCCGGCGCATCTCCTCCTGGCCGGTGACCGTGACCTGCAGCAACTAGCCGACCTTTGCGATCGTTGACGCGGCCGACCAGTCGCCGGACATGCCGATCGCGCCGTCGACGTCCGACTCCACCGAGAAGTCGGGCAGCACGGTGCCCCAGAAGTACTGGGACGTCGACGAGATCGTCGGGTACAGGTAGAACGCCCGCGCGACACCGTCGGTGGCCGCCGTGTAGGTCTGGGCCGTCGTGTCGTCGTACCAGCCGCTGAACGAGCCGGACGCGTCCGGCAGGCCAGCGACGTAGACGTGGTTCGAGTCACCCATCGCGGTGACCTTTGCCTTGTCGGTCTTGAAGTTGATCGCCCACTTGGCGACGAACGTTAGCGGCGTAGCGGTGCCGCCGCTGGTCAGGGCGATGTACACGCGCCCGTTGCGGCCGTGAAGTCTGGCCATCTCTCACCCCTCCAGGAGCCGCAGCACGGCCGCGGCGGCATTGTTGAACGTGCGGTCATCCACGGCCGCACGGGCTTTGAGCGCTGTCTCCGCGCGCTCCTCCGGGTGCGCCAACCACCAGCGCACGAGGTCTGAGGCATGCTCCGGACCGGTGAACGAGGGCAGCATGTCGAGCACCAGGTCGCCCTCGCCGCGCGGATCGCGGACGAAGAACAGCCCACACGCGGCCATCTCGATTTCTCGAGGACCCATGGCCCAACCGAGGGCGGAGCCGCCGGCGGTGGCTTCACGGCGGTACACGTTGATGCCCACCCGAGCCGACCGGTACAGGTCCGCGGTGGTCTCGTTGTCCATGCACTGGTCCAGCTCATGACCCACCAGCGGCGCCAGCGGCGACCGCCGGTCAAGGTGCTCCCAGTTGCCGGCCAGCACGGTGTCGACCCCGTCGAGGTTCATCGCCTCGAAGAACGCCGTTCGCGACGGGTAGCCGGTACCGACGAACGCCAGGTCGCACACCATGTCGTCTACGGGTGGACCGGGGTGGTGCAGCGACGGCCGGTAGCAGTGCGGGATGTAGATCGCGTCGTCGAAGTCGTGCAGGTTCGTCGGATCGTTGAGGATGTGCAGGTCCGCGTACGGGGCCAGCGTCATCTCGCGGTCGTGCTCGTACGGCTCCTCTGTGTGGATGATTACGACCTGGGTGCCGTAGGCCCGCGCCAGGTGGTAAATCTCCGGCGGAATGTAGAACCCGCTGATCACCAGCAAGACGTCCGGGCGGACCTTGTACAGCGCCGCGTGCAGGCCGTTCACCGCCAACTCGGTCGCCTGGTCCGAGCTCACTGCCTTGCGGAACACGTCCGGCGTCTGCGTCGGCATCAGCGCCGCCTCGTAGAACGTCAGCCGCTCACCGAGGTTGAACCCGACCACCTGGCAGCCGAGCTCGCGCAGCGCCTCCACCCATCCCGCGTACACGTCCTGCACCGAGAAGGCCGGCCCGGGCTGGGCAACCAGGACTCTCACGAGACGCCGACCTCGAGGTTGAACTCGATGCCGAGGTACATCATCTTCGTCTCGCCGGTGCCGAACTCGTACAGGCCGTAGCGGGCCGCGCCCTTGGTCACGACGTAGTCCCACACTCCGGCCGACTTACCGGCGTTGCACGCCGCGCGGATGCTCGCCGCACCAGACGGGTCGATAAACCCGTCGATCGTGGTCTGGGCGATGTTCTCCTCGCCCTTCTGAACCAGCACCGTCACGACCAGGCGCAGGGTGGCCGCCTCGTCAACCGAGTCGTCGTAGTCGACCGGGTTATCGGTGGCGAAGCCGATCAGCGCCGACGGCACCACCGGCACGGACGGCCACTTGTCGTACACCGTCACCAGGCCGGTCACCGTGGCCAGACGGGTCGCCAGGCCGGACCGGATGCCGGCCACCGTCCACGACATCAGGCCACCAGCAGCCGGTTACGGGCGTACGGGGCGATCCGCTGCCAGCAGAACGGGTTCTCCTTCGCGCGGATAATCCCGAACTGGCCGTAGCCACCCGACCCGAACGGCGAGTCGGCCAGCTTGAACAGCTCTTCCGCGAGAATCAGGCAGCCCTCCTTGATCCCCGCCGGCACCGCCGTCCAGCCCCATGCCGCGGTCACCTGAATCGGCGCCCGCTGCCAGTAGGTCGGCCAGCAGTAGTTCACCGCGCAGATCTGCCAGTACGGCCAGCCAGCCTCGCCGTCGGAGACACCGTTCAGTGGGCGCAGCTCGTAGTTGGTCGCGGCCACCGTCGTCGCATACGTGCCGTCGGCGGCCGAGTCAACCTTCACGACCAGGCCGGTCGTGCTCGAGATGTCGTCGGTCTCGACCAGGTAGCCGGAGCCCGGCTCGTACACGCGCGCGGTCGCCGAGGAAGCCAGGTTGAACTGCCGACCACACGCCTTCTCGATGCTCCGGCTGGCGGTGGCCAGCGCCTGGTCCAGCCGGTCGTTCAGCGACGTGGAGATGGTCGCCCCGGACGCGAGCCGCAACTGCAGCTCCGCGCGGGTCGCATAGTTGTCACCGAGTGCCATGGCCTGCCCCCCGCGTCTGTCCGTCGTGGAAGTGCCACAGCCAGGTCTTCTCCGCCAGGTGCGCAATGTCGGCCCCGCGTGCGGCCATGGCCAGCCACAGGCCCCAGTCCTCGCACGGGTCGCCGTACTCGTCCGGGTGCGCCTGGAACCCGCCCGCTGCCCGAACCGCCTCGGTCCGGCACACGGTGGTGACCGGGATGAAGTTGCGCACTGCCAGCAGGGCCGGGTCGAAGACCAGGCCGAACATCTTGATCGGGTCCTCGGCGCCGGCCACGTCGTAGCCCGGATAGACCACGTCGGCGCCGCGGGCGTCGGCATACCAGACGCAGCGCTCCAGGTGGTTCGGATACAGCTCGTCGTCGTCGTCGAGGAACGCGACCAGCGGTGTCGTCACCTTCGCCAGCGCCCGGTTGCGGGTTATGGCCGCGCCGTCGCCGCGGTTGTCCGGTTCGACCAGAACTGAGATCGGTCGGAATGTCTGCGCCCCGACCGACGCCATGGCCCGGTCGAGCAGGTCATACCGCGACGGCAGGGTCGGGATGACCACCGTCACGTCGCTCATCGCTTGCGGCCCACCCGCACCACCGTCACGCCGGCCTGGTCAGGGATGTAGCCCCACGGGTCGATGACCACCGACCCGGCCGGCCACTCGTGCGTCCGGAACTGCGGATGCATCGTGCCGATCACGAACACCGACCGGCCCCGCACCAGCGGAACATGGTCTACGTACGGGTCCCAGGCGTCCGCGCCGAGCATGTCGGCCAGCAGTACCGCCGGCGACCCGTACGTCAGCGGCGACTCAGGCTTGTAGCTCTTGCCAACGACGAAGGGCTCCAGCCCGGTCTGCTCGCACCAGCGCCCCACCAGTTCGGACAGCCACTCCGTCTGCGCCTCCCGCGCCTGGGCGAGCTCGCCGAGCAGGTCGTACGACAGGTCCAGCCGCTGCGCCAGCCACGACATGGCGATCAGGTCACGCGGGTGGCACGCCCCGCCGTCGCCCATGCCCGCGCGCAGGTACTTCGGCGAAATCAGCCGGTCCTTGGCCAGCGCCAGCGCGTCCGTCACGTCGTCCACGTCCGCGCCGGTCGAGTGGCAGATCTCCATCAGCGTGTTCGCGAACACGATCTTCGCGCTGATGAACGTGTTGTAGGCGACCTTCGTCAGCTCCGCCGACGCGATCGACATGTGCGCCACCCGGGTCTTCGGGCCGATCACCGACGCGTACACCTCACGCACCGGTTCGAAGTCCTCGCGATGGTCCACCCCAGCCAGCACGAACTCCGGGTTGAGGAAGTCGTCCACGGTGGTGCCCATGGCGATGAAGAAAGGGTTGTACACCAGCGTCACGTGCGAACCGAGCAGCGGCCGGACCAGCCGGTCACACGTGCCGGGGAGCACTGTCGAGACGACCACCAGAGTGATGTCGCGCTCCTGGGTGTTCGCCGCGGAGCACACCGCCCGGCAGGCTTCCACCAGGAAGCCGTACTCGAAGTCGCGGCGCTCGTCTGGCGTCGGCTTGTCACCGCCGTACTCGGGCGCGTGCGGGGTCTGCACTGCCACGAACACCACGTCAGCCTTCGTAACCACCTCAGCCACCGAGTCCGCCAACGTCAC